AATGCTTACAATATAGCACAAGCAATTACTGATACTAACGTAGTAGATAATAGATCTAAACACAACAAGAATGAGATCATATCTCAAGATCCAAGAAATATAAATGAGTTAGCCAGCAAACTAGATAAGCTTATATCTCTAAGAGCTTTAGAGAATGCTAGTGATACTACTCTATCTAACTTTAGAGATCTCTATGAAGGAGATCTAACTAAAGATGGTGTAGTCAATGCCTTTGATATGCACAAGATGTCTAAGAATGGTCTTGAGAATGAGCTTATGACTAAGGGAGTTATCTCTAACGAAGTTAAAGGTTATGTAAGAACTAGAACTAATGAGAGTGTAGATATCATAGTAGCTCCTATAGCTGAAGAAGCTGATCTAAAGGCTGATGGATATAGATTAGTTAAAGACTATTCTAATATCTTTAAGTTTGGAGGTAAAGGCTTAGGTATGTATATCTCTACAACTAATATGCAACCTAAGTTCAACAGAGGAGTGCTAAGGACTACATCTAATAGCTCAAGAGGTATGACAATACAATCAGCTGTAAATAATATGTTTCCACTAGAGACTACAGATAAGAGACAAGCTATAGTAGCTCAACTAATAGCTAAGCTCAAGAAGGATAATAGAAACCAGTCTGAAGAGTTTGTACCAGTATTTGATGCTAGAGGACAGATAGTAGATTATAGACTACTACTATCTCAAAGACAGAAAGAGCAATTAGAGATAGCCAATACTGACCTATTTGATACTCTACCTAATGCTATAACTAGGTATATGGATAAGGTTCAATCAGAAGCTCATAATAAGAAGGTATTAGAAGAGCTAGAGAAGTACTACCATAAGAATAAGGGTAATGAAGAGTTTATCTACATAGGACCTGAAGGAGTTAAAGCTCATAACCCTAAGATCAAGAAAGAGTCTGATCTAGCTAAGATACAAGAGATATGGGATCTAATACCAGGCACTACTAAAGACTATATCCAAGATAACCTACAAGGTATGGATAAAGGTATCTATATCCAAGCTAGTCAGTTTGCTTCAATAGCAGGTAACAGAGACTTTAGATTAACAGATACTGATGCCTTTAAGAGAATAGTGCCTATAGCTTACTTTAGACGTTTAGCTAAGATGCTAGAGTATGGCATCATCAAGATGGGTCAATGGAGAACTCAGAAGATAGTTATAACTAACCCTGATGTAATCATAGGTAACTTAGCTAGTAACCAGTATGTCTTGACGTCATTTGGATTAGATCCTATATCATCTATGAAGTACTATGCAGAAGCTATCTCATACATTAAGGCATATAACTTCTTGAAAGAGAAAGAGGTTAATCTTAAGAAGGATATGGAGTTATCTACTGATGAGAGAGTTAAGGCTAGATATAAAGCTGATCTAGTTAAGATACAGAATAAGATGAAGGATAATCCTATCTATCAGTTCGATACAAGAGGACTTATCTCAGATATAGCAGAAGATATGCCTAAGACTGAAGAGCAACAAGACTTTATAGATAGAGCTATAGAGAACTCTCTAAATAAGGTAGGAGTACCTCAAGCCTTTAGAGAAGCCTTTGATGTTGTTATGGTAAATGAAGGAACTACGCTGCATAGTGCTTATGCTTCATTAGTTAAATACTCTGACCTAGTGGCTAGATATGCTCTATATAAGCATCTAACTCTTACAGATAACCTTGAGGATACTCAGATGTTTGACCTACTAGATAGAGCATTTATTAACTATACTCCAGCTCAGCATCCGATACTAAAGTATGCTAACGATATAGGTTTTGCTAGATTTACTAAATACTGGCTAAGAGTTCAGTCTCATATATCTCAAGATCTATTAGGTTCTAAGTTAGGTAGCACTATGGCTATACATGCTATAGCTAAGATGATGGGTATACCATTATCTACACCACTAAATGCTATATTCTTTAGGAAGTTTATGAACTATGATACAACCTTTGGAATACCGGCAATCACTGATATAGATAATATCTATGACGATTTAGCAGATGGTTTGATTATTACTAATCCATTAGTATCGTTGAAGAAATTGTTTTAGAAAATAACTCCCAGTCTTTAGCTGACGAAACGAGAAGACTGGGAGATTTACTCAGTGAGGCAGAATAAATGGTTGGTCATTATCTGACCATAATAGAGAGAAGGTGGAAAAACGTAAAGACCTTCTCTCATAAATAGGATCTCTATGAAAACGGAGTAACTATACCATCTTTATCTAAAGTAAGACTTAAATGGTTCATTCTCTCTCTAACTAGATCCTCAGAGACACCTTTAGGTAAAAGTGTCATTATGTAATCAAGAGTTCTTTGCTCTTTAGGCATAACTTCACTCGCAGCGATAGCTAGCGTTTGATCTAAGAGATGATAGAGCAAAGACATATCAATACCTAAGTCAGACTCTAATTTCTTCTCTACGGGCTTGCTAGAGCCTTTAATGAGCTGTTCATATACTAGCCAAGAATATCCTGCAATATCTTTCCAATGATCAGGTTCTAAAGTATCTCCGCAAGATAGTCTAGCAAGCTTATGACATATCATATCGATAGCTTCTAAGACATAGCTAGGAGCTTTCTTAGAGATGTTCTTCTTAACTAGCTTCTTTAGCTCCTGAGCTAATTGACTATTCGTAGCAAAGTCTCCGTGAGTTTTACTTCTCTGGGATAGGGTTTCTTCTAGCTCAGTCATTGAACATCTTTCTTACAGAAGGCATAGCTGTGAACTTGATACGTTTCTTTGTCTTGTTATGAGGTCTAATATCAAACTTACCAAAGTGTTTGATACTAACTGTATTGCCAGCATAGAGTTGTTCTAGAATAGTATCGCAGAAAGCTTCTATCAATACAGACATATCCTTTATGGCTATCTCTGGTAAATCAGCTTTCTCTTTAACTAGCTTAGCAAACTCATATCTCTTGTTTAAAATCATAACTTCTCCTTTATGTAGTGTAGGATACCTAAAGCATCACTTCTGCCATCTAGTAAGCCTTTACGCTTACCTAGAAGCTCTGCATTAGGATATATCTGTAGTATGGCTTGAGCTATCTCTTGCTTAGTAGCTTTATTAAGCCCTAGATGCTTCTGCCATTGTCTTGGTTGAACTAAAACATAAGGTATATCTAAAGCTTCAGCTATACCTATTAGCTCTCCAAACCTTTGTCCAAAGCTGAATGTAGAAGCTACACCTTGATTAGGCATAGAGTGAACTAACTCTATACCTAATAGCTGTAAAGGATAATCCTTAAGAGCTTCTATATAGCCTTTGATACCTTTAGCTTTATAATCCACGAATGTGAATACATCAGAGCTATGGAGTATCACTAATGCTCCATTAGCTCCTGGATCTATAGCACCTATCATTAGTCAGCAAAAGGGTTCTTAACTGCTGGAGCAGTCTCTTTAACTTTTACTTTATCAGCAGGAGTACCTTTCTTTCTAGCTTCTAGCCAAGCTTTGACTTCATCCTCAGTTAGATTATTCTGATAAGTACTCTCTGAAGCTTTAGCTTCTTCTTTCTCATATTGCTTACCATAGTTAGCACCTGAGATAATCTCACTAGCTGTAGCCTTATCTTCAATTCTGAAGAAGTTAGCTATCTCAAACTTCTGTTTGATCTCGTCATTATAGACTGAATATACAGCCCTAACTCTGACGATAACCTCTACACCAGAGAATTGATCTAGAACATCAAACTCTTTCTCTACTTGGTCTTTACCTACTTTGTGAGTCTGTTTAACTGGATCATAGATAGTATCAAATCCTGCTATTACACATAGCTTATTAAACAATGCTCTCTGAAAGTGTTCATTACCTTGATTGTCATCTAGTTTAAGACCATATAGAGTATTAGATGTACCTTTATAATCTACGTTAAAGTCTATGCTTCTAGCTCCGTGAGCATTAACATTTACTGCTGCGAAGTTAATCTTTACTGGGTACATACCACTTTGTAGGATATATGATCCACCTGAGTCTTTTACTGCTTCTTGAGTTTTCTCTACGTTAAAAAATGCCATTGTTGTGTCTCCTTATAAAATATATTCTTCAGCTTCTGTTTTAGCTGATGTTAATTGATCTAGATATTTGTTAATATCAAACTCTGCCATAGGTACTTTTAGTTCATCTACCTTAGTAGTATCTTTACCTAGTATCTCTTTAAGTGTAGTTCTAGCTGGTAGTTTTAAAGCTTTAAGATAAACTATTAGCTTACCTGATGATTTCTCAATGAAGATAGAGTCATTTACTACTGAACTCCAACTACCGTGTTGAGCAAAGTTACCCTGAGCTGGGATAGTATGTGATCCAGTCTTCTCGTTGATAATCGTATGTCCTACTATTACTACTGATACTCCATTAGGTAGTAAGACATCTTCGATATAGGCATTAAATGCTGCTGTATCTAGGTTGTTTTGCTTATGGATATCAAAGCCATTGTATTTAACACTATTGTAGTATGCCATAGCAGCATACATCTGTGTAACAGTATCTATAACTATAAACTTAGGATACTTCTTAAACTTCTCTTTATAAGCTCCTATCTTCTCGTTTATGAAGTCAGTTACACTATTCATACCTCTATAATCTTTAAAGTTAGCGTGAGGTACTGAGAAAGGATATTCTTTCCTATCGAAGTTAATTATCAGAGCATCTTTAATCTGACTGGTCAAAGTACTCTTACCACTAGCTTCATAACCGCTAACTAATAGCTTAATAGCTTTACTCATTTATTCTCCTCTCATATACGTTGAATATCTTATTTTTGAACTTAGGTTTAAGAACTAAGAAGACTATTTGCCAAGCAATATCTTCAGTAGTTGCTGAACCTTCGTAAACTACTTCTAGAGAATGATCTAGAAACATATCTTCTACACTGCTATCCTCTTTAGGATCTTCAATACTATAAATATCAAATATCATTTTTTAACCTATAGTCTGAATATAGTAGATATGTCAATTCTGGATACTTCTTACTAGCTAGATAGGTTTCTGCTATGAGCTTTAGATAATCCTCTATGAACTTTATATCCTCGTCAGTTATACAATGTGTGCAAGGTATAACTTGAGCTGGATAATCCTTCAAAGGCTTACCTGTCTTTTCACTTATCCTACCCACTATGTTGTTAGTAATCCATACTATTCTCACTCTGTTAATATCTACACCTAGCTTCCTATAAATATAGGCATAAGTTAGTAATTGCCACTTATAGTTATTAGGTATATAACCTTCTTCGATACTTGTCTTAGATGTTGTTTTAAAGTCTATTAGAGTATCTCCTATGACTGCATCAGCTGTGCCACCTACATATACACCTCCTTCTAGTTCTGTGATAATTGTCTCTTCACTTCTCTCAGGTATTCCAAATACTCTTAGATAGTCTATAAGAGCTTGTCCCATAGGGACGAATTGACTAGCTACATAATCATCATCTACATCAGGATTATCCTTCATAGAAGCGATATAGTCATATATCTCTTTCTTATCTACTTTACCTAGTTGAATATAGCTTTCAGCTACTCTATGCACACAAGTGCCTAGCACTGAAGCTGTATTGCCTAAGAATTGTTTATTACCTAAAACACTCTCCTGATACCATTCCCACTTCTTATCATTGAACTTGGCTACACTAGAAGGGCTTATTCTAAAAGCACCTTCTGGTAATAGACCTTCATAGTTCTCTTGATAGTTCATTGGTTTCATTTGTTTCTCCTTCCTCTAAACTGCTGTAGTAGTAGTAGTATGCCTCTTGCATAGGATCACTGTAAGCCACTAGAGTGTCTTCTATTTCTATAATCTGCATCTAGCACTACTCCTTGATGAATACAATAGCCTAAGCGATAGATCATAGTTATGACTGACTGCTTAGATCTAGTGTGTGATACTACTCCTAGTAAATAGGATAGTTTCTTCTGTGATGGTGGTGTAGTAGGCTTAGCTGCTGCGTGTATAGCATTTAGCTCACTCTCACTCCAGAACTTATATAAGTGATCTTTATTAGTAAAGATATTTTCTATCTGTTTCTGTTCAACAATAGGTTGAATTTTCTCAGCTTCAATATCCTTAACTATGTTGCCTTTAGCTGTTTGCATTATAGTCTGCTTAAGTAAACTTATGCTAATAGCTAAGTCATCAAGCATCGTAACAACTTTCTGTAACATTGGATTCATTTCTTGTCCTTTAAATATTTATAGTTTCTAGTTTCTCCTACATAAAGATGTGCTTTATACCTCATACGAGATATAGCTACATACATTAGTTTGAGAAACTCCTCTATGCTAATAGGTCTGTTGTAGTTGTTATACTTAGTAGGCTTTCTAGTAAGCTGTTTAAATACGTCTGTAGCATCTATGAAGACTTCATCTAAGGTCATACCTTGAGCTTTATGTATAGTGCTAGCATATATGTGCTTAGGATGCATATATTGATCAGATACTTGCCAGTAGCTATCAGGATCATCTCTAAGAGTAGTATCTAAGATACACTTCTCTTGCTTCTTGTTCTTAGTTACCTTGAAGCTAAGAGTTTCTCCCTCATTACTGATAGCTTGTATATGCCATATACCATTAGTATCTTGATTAGCTTCAAACACTTCAACTATATCTCCATTCTTGGCATAGCCTATAGGTTTATCTAGAACTAATAGATCTCCTACTGAATAGAGATCATCACTAGCTAATGCTCTGTTATAGCTATCTATACAGCTATTACTATAAGCTAGTATTCTCTTAGTTGCAGTGCAATCGAGATATGCCCTACAGAAGTCCTTATGTGAGTTATAAAGCAAAATGTTCTCAGGTAAGCCCTCTCTAAAGTTAGGCATCTGTTTTGCCTTTATAGAGCTTCTAAGGCTCTCTAAATAGCTATGTAGAACTAAGTCATCAGCAGATTGTCTCATTTGCTCAGTAAGAGTAAACTCTACATCAGGTTTAATA